ATATAAAAAAAAAGGGAGCACAAAGCCCCCTTTAATTACATATATTACATTAAGTCATTATCCATTAAGAGCTTGAAGTCTTCTCTCTATCTCAGCATAGATCTGTTCTCCTTCTCCATCAGAGCAGAAGTCTACCATCCTGTCGATAGGTTTAACTCCAATTGCAGGTACACAAATAGTGTTTCCTGAAGACACCCAAGTAATACCTGTTTTCTTCATAGAAATAATACTTGACTCTTGAGCCATAAGCAATAGTTGCTTCATCTCTGTTCGTGGGTCGTTCATTCCCGCTAAGAAAGCGGTAGGATTTTTTTCTGCTTGAACCTTCATGTCCCAGCGAATTTCATCTACACTTTTACTAGTATTAACGCCTAACACTTTAGCGTACCCTATAAGCTCATTTAAAGGCATTTTAAGAGCACTTTGCACAGCGTCCATAACATCAGCAACCTGAGCTATTTTATCTTGAGCAGACTTCTCTTCGTCCTGAATGGTAAACAATACAGACTTATTTTTTATTCTATGAGGATTGCTACCGTTAGCGTTACAAGTATCTAAGTATTTTTTAAGTGTAGGATTTGTGTGATCTACAAAAACAAACCCATTCGTAAATGCAATAGGTTCTCTCATTTTAGCTGTTTCTGGTTGCTCGTCTTGAAATATAGAAGGCTCTCCAGGAACGTATCTAATTTTTCTGTTTTCTCCTGTAGTAGGATCAAATATAATATCCTCAGCCTTTAGTAAAGACACTACAGGGTATTGAGGTAGTTTAGTCCTAGGATCAGTAGATTTAGCCACCAATTGATACACAGATGGCTTATATTCTTTTTGTTTGTTTGTAAACTGAGGTACAAACTTCTTTTCTGTTAAGGGAGCCTTGGCTTCTACCTTAGCACTTGATGGAGGCGTTACAGCCTTCCTTTTTGTTTTTGTTGTCATGATAATTATCTAAAATTAAATTAAAGTTTAGTAAAAAGAGGGGTGCAAAGACCCCTCTAGTAGTATAATAAATAACCTTACGCAGGATTATCAGTTAAGATTGTAAATGATGAACTTAAATCAACATCATCGTCAAACTTCTCAGAAGTAGAAGAATCTAGTATTACAACAAAACCGTTGTCTTTACCAATAAACTTGTTAACTTCTTGAGCAAAACTTCTAGCTACGTTTTTATGATTATCAGCAGTACTAATTGTAAATGTAATTAAATCAGTACCTGAAGTATCATTCGCTTCATCTGTTCCTGCTGCTTGAGCAGAATCAAAGTAAATGTAACATTCGTTTGTATCTTTTGCCGTAAGACCTTTAAAGGCAGATAAAGGATAACAAACTGAATCTGGAGCTGTAGTTGTGCTTGAGTTAAAAGCACCATCTGCAGCAGCCATAAAATATAACGTTTTCATATCGTATTTTTTTAAGGATTAAAATTAAGCAGTTGCAGCTCTTAAAGTTACAGTAGCACCAGTTACATTTGAATTAACAAACTCAGAACCAGCTACATCAGCAATAACGATAAAACCACCATCTCTTGATATTGGCTCGTTAATTTTATCAGTAATAGACTGAATAACAGACTTTTGTTTTCCAGCAGTAACTGTTAAAACAACAACATCAGTTTCTTCACCAACTCCCCCTGGACTTGTAACCAAAGCCGATCTTTTCATAGGCTTAAATCGCAAGTTTAAAGTAGTACCGTTAGTGTTTCCAGCTTGAGTATCAAAGCCTAAAAAAGAGGACAAAGAGTACAAAGCTACATCATCTGCTCCTACAGCATCTGAAGAACCTCCACTCAAAGCTTCTTGAAAGTATAAAAATTTCTCTTGTGCCATTTTCTTATGTTTTTTAAAAGATTTAGGAGGGAAGTCTTTCTCCCCTCCATATATCTATATTAATTATGACTTCTTAAACAATAAGAAACGGTTAGGAGCAAATCCTTCAAAACCACGCTCAGTTCTGTAGTTACAACGTAACTCATCTGTTTCGTTAGTTTTGTTTTGTAGAACTGCACCACCTGTTAACCAGTGCTCCATTTCACGAGAGTATCCGTTAGCTGCTTTGTATCTCATACGAAGCGAAGGAATCTTCTCACCAGACTTAGCATCTTTCTGCGAGTCCATAGGAATACACATACCGTAACCATTGTAGTTAAATCCATCTGCTCCTAACAAGTCAGGACGGTTAAATAGGTCGTAAGTCTTCTTGTGGAAAGTGTAACCACCACGAGAGAAAGAGTTAAATCCTAAGTTCAACGCCATATCCTTATTGTTAGCAAAAGTACCATAGTTAGCACCACCTGCTGCGTAAGCACCCTGAGAAGCTAATAAGTCATCAATATCTAAAGAAAGATCAATACCTGCGTAAAGAGCCATTTCTTTTGAACCTCTGTACTTGTCCAAAGACTTAACAGCGGCGTCAAAATCAGCCATTGTAATTGCAGAAGAACCAAGATCCATAGATTGTCCTTTGTTTTCAATAAACGGTAAAAGACCCTCTGTAGTAACTACTGAACCTCCAGCACCATCTACATTACCATCCTCAAGAACAGAAGAACCAGTACCAACAATCATTGCTAATTCAGCGTAGTCTTGGAATCTTTGGTAAGTATCAGCCTCACCTTTCAAGTACCACAAGTATCCAGATCCATGCTCAGGAGAATTAACCTTTACATAAACTGCGTTAGTCGCTTCAGAACCAGAAACAGTGAAAGATTCTTTAATAATCTGACACTTGTTAGAGTAGTGGTGAACACGAGGTGTTAAACCTATTGGTTGACCAGTTTGTTCTGCATAAGCGTTACCAACAATAGCAAATGTTGTGTCAGTTTGACCTGCTGCAACCGCACCAGTGCTTACAACCTTAATTCTAAACTGCTCTTCTGGTTGAGAAGAAGCCAAACCATCATCATGCTGACCCGTAACGTAATAAGTAGTTCCTGAGTTACCCAAAATAAGGTCTCCATCACGAACTGCAGTATTACCAGCAGAGTCTCTGTTTCCAGAAGCTACTGTTAAGTCGTCTCCAGAAATAGATCCTGTAAACGAGTTATGAAGAAGTGCTTCCTCATAGTGCTCAAAAGTTTGAGCTGTTGTTTCTTTTTTAGTTCCTAAGAGCTCCATTAATCCAGTAATACCTTGATTACCGTATCGTTTTACTAGTTGCTCATCAACATCACGCTGCGAAAGTGTTCCTGCAGTTGTAGTCCCCGAAGCGATTAAATCTCCAGTACTAATATAGTTCGATGTTGTTGCAACCGCTACACTTGATGGAGTTGCCACCAAGTTAGCACCTAAACCTACTGTTGCCATTTTTTTATGTTTTTAAAATAAATAATTAATTTCTAACCAAGAATTTGTCTTCTTAACATATCGAGAGTTGACTCTTGTTTTTGAGTTGCCGCTTGCTTATCTTGTGTAAACGACGGGTTCTTAATCTCATTAATTACGCTTTCTGTTCCTTTGCTCTTATACTGATTAGCAACTCCTCTAACGATCTTATCGATGTTATTTAGGATGTACATATCCGTATTAAGTTTATCAAAATCCCAGCTACCGCCTTGGTCTACATACTTGTCGAAAAAGTTTTCTAGATCAGAGTTGTACCCTTTAATCTCTTGACGAGCATCGTCGTCTAGATTGTAAACGTACTCTTCGCCTTGGTCGTTCATAGAAAAGGATAACCCTTCTAAGTCACTAACCGTAGACTCCATCTCGTTGATCCACTCAACCCTTTCTTCAGCAGATACTCCAGGATCACTAGCCTCTAAAGGTGTAGCGTAATCCTCTTTCACTTTGTTAAAGTAGTCCCTAGCAGCTCTAGCGTCCTTATTAAGCTGAACCTTACCAGCGTTAACATCTCTCGCAGTATACTCTTCAGAGTCTGTTTTGTAAGTAGCTGTAACATAATCATTTAACTCAGCTTCAGTCAAATTTGGATTCTCTACACGTAGATACTCCTTTATTACAGCGTCGTCAGACACATCAGACAAATCAACAGATTGAGTGTTTAGGTAATCTTGAACTGTACGCCCTGTGTTTTTAACATAGTCGTTAATAACTCGAAGCTGCTCGCTAGCGAAGTCACTACTTTCTGTTTCTGCTCCAGGGGTGTTAAGATCATCAAATGATGAAAGGTCTCGCCCAAGCTTCTCGCTAAGGTATTGTAAGACAACTTCGTCATCACTGATTTCCTCTCCCTCTTCCTGCTGACTACCTTGAGGTTCGTCAACATTGGGTTCCTCAGTATTTAAAGAACTCTCTCCTGTTAAGTCTACAACACCAGGTTCTTCCTGAGTTGTATTCTCTGTTGCCTCAACTGCTTGGTTTTCATCACCAGTCAAGTCAACAATATTTTGCTGGGGTTGGTCCTGTTGAACCTCTCCCCCAAACTTCTGTACTAATTGTTCTCTTATATCCATGTTAATTAAATTTACTTGTTATTTCGCAAATATAACGATTTTATTTACAATCGCAATATTATTCTTCTACTTCTTGCTGCTCTTGACCTAAAGGACCTCTTTTACCCTGTCTTTGCTCTATCATTTGAGACTGATTCATAGCAGATTGTTGTTGAACATCTTTTCTTACAGACCCTTGAATAGACGCCTGACCTTCTTTACCAAGGTTGGATAGCTCTATCTCTCTAAGCCTTCTTTCGTGCTGTGATTGCTCGAACTGCTCTTTAAGCTGATACTCTAATTGTTTAAGCTGCATATCTGCTTGAACTTTAGCCTGAGCTTTAGCTTGCTCGATTTGCATCTCAGTCTGCAACTCCTGCTGCTTAAGTTGTGCAGCTTGTTGTGCTGACTGTTGCTGTAGCATAGCGTTTTGTTCTGAAGCCTGCTGTGCTTGAGCTTGCTGATCTTTCTGGTACTTAGTCCTTCTAAGAATAAGCATCTGATTAGCCATCTTAATGTTTCTAATAGACCGAATCATAATAGCATCCTCTAGCCTTAGTTCCTTCTGAGCTAACGAAACCTGTATGTTCTGTTCCATCATCTGCTTCTCCTCTTCGCTAGGTGCTACATCTAAAGTAATACCAAACTCGTGGACAGAAAGTTTCTTCATCATATCTATACTGTGCATAGAAGTCTCACCAATAACGTTGGTGTACATACCATGAAGACCTTTAAAGTTTACCAAGTCCTGCATACGAACAGTAATACTTTGAGATACTCTTTTTGTTACGTTAAGGTAAGCGTCATTAATGTCTCTAGTGGCGTTATTAGATGCTAACAATGCTAGCTTCTGTACACCCACCAAAGCCTCGCTGGATGGCTGTGAAGCGTCTCTAGCCTCGTTGACACCTGTAACGTCACGAAGCATCTGTAAGTTATGCTGGTACACGTTAATAAGAGTACCGAAGTCTCTACCAATACCATTCTCTAACTCTTGAATAGGCATAGCTCCAGTCATCTGACCTTCATCATCTATCCTTCGATAGTAGATGTTACCAGTTTGATCGTAAATCTCCTGAAGTTCCATAGGAGTAAAAGTACCACCATCTCCTTTGGATACGTTCTCTAAAGAGCCAACCTCAAACGCAGCACCTTTTGGCCTAGCCTTAGCAAGTACCTGCTGAATCTTAAGGTGAGCTAACTGTATCTGGTCAGCAAAAGGAATCATACGATCCACCAAAGACTTAGACTTCATTTTGTATAAGTTTGGCTGGTAAACTATATACGAAAGTCTAGTTTCTGAAAGGTTAGACTTAGGTCTAGGCATATCCTTCATTAACCCGTAGTTAAAGATGTAGTCTGTATCTACAATGTACTTACCTTTATATATAACCTTTACAGTAGATCCTAGATCTTCTCTTTTAGTCTTTGACTTTTTCGGAGCTTTATACTTAGAACCTTTTTTATTTACAGAGTACCCTCCATGTTTATTTTCTTTCTTCTCGTACTTTAAAGAGTGTGAGGTAATAAACTCAGCGTCCAATATGTTAACGCTAAACTTATCGTAATCGTAAGTCTCGCTTCCGTTGTCATAAAACGCTGTAGTGCTATAATTAATAGGGTTGTTGTTTTTACCTGCGTATTGTTTAGCTATCGATATATACTCTTCTTCGCTAAACTCATCTCCTGCTTGTTGTTTAAGATCAGCAATAGTAATAGAGTAAATCTCTCCAGCGTGACGTATGTTTTTAAAGTCAGGCTTTGCAGAGAAAGAAGTAATAAGATTAGAAGGGTCTACGTGTCGAATCTTTACACCCTCTGTTTTAGATAGCTCTGTCTTAGCAGCACATATACCTAAAACTACAAGGTCACGTATCATATAACGCTTAAGTTCGTCGTAGTCGTTGACGTCAAGGGTGTACTCAATAGCTTTCTCTAAAGCAATCTCTACGTTTTGTTTATAGTTAAGGGCCATAAACATTTCAATCTCTTCAGGAGTTTCAGCTACAAAACCTTTAGAGGTCATGGGTACACCTGTCTGATCTTCCATATCCTCCAAGAAGTCTTTGTTGATCATGTCAGCAAACATCTTCTTTTTCTTGTCAAGTCTTTCTGCTGCAGCTATAGGATCTATAGACTTAGCTTTAACATCGTACTCTTGGTTTACCATACCGTTAATAATAACGTCAACAAACTTAGGAATAATAGATACAGGTGTCCAGTCTATATTAAGGTAAGAGGAGTCTCCTTGAACGTCAAGCAAGTCTTTGTACTTACCTATATCTTGATTACCTTCAGCGTAACTCCTATTACGGGAGTACCTCATTTTAGTATCTCTAAAATATACGTCTCCGTTGTTCTTCCACTCGTAGTACATAGCCTTAAAGTAATTAAGACCGTAGCTGTTAGAAGCTTTTTCTTCGTTAGTAGATAGAGGAGAAGGATAGCCGTTTAACTCTTCCTTACTGTTATTGTAAATCATGCCCTTAATTTTTTACTAGACATCCCCTTGTTATTGTACCTTTTAACTAAAGGAGACGATATTTTTAATTCTTTTTTAGGTTTTATGTACTTCTGTGAAGCTAGTAAAGCCAACGAGGACGATATACTAGCATCGTATTTTGTTCTGTTATCTATTTCAAATCTACTCCAATCATCAAGTAAGACGTTAAAATAACACCTTCCCATCTCACCAGTATTTTCATTTTGACCAACGTGATCGTATATATACGTAGCTATAGCCTCTGCTTGAGCGTTAATTACAGCAGCACCAGATCCAGGTATACCCTTTGTCTTTTGCTTGCCTCTACTCCAGTCTGTATGCGTCATGTCTGGTCTATCCATAAGATACTCGTAGTATCCTCTATTTTCAAAGTACTTTAATATACCTACTTTGTTATTCTCCACTAATATTTGGCAACCATAAAAGACACACATCTTAATCATGTCTTCGTAAAATATTTCCGCTTTAGGCGGTCTATTAATATACTCACATACAAACTGCATAGACGCATCACTTGCCATGCTAAATTTGTGAAAAACATGAGCAGAAGCATCAGATCTCCTGCCATCAGTAGTGGTGTCATGGTCATAAGGGTCACAGCCTGCCACCAAGACATCTGTCCTTCCAGGAAATCTTTTACCGTACCTACTAGAGATAACGTTTTGATCTTGATGCTCTGGAACCCAACTAATCTCCCACTTACCTTTTCTATGAGGTATCCAAATAACCTCTTCATCTTGTTTCCCATTCCTCCAAACGAACTCTCCTCTAGTCGTCGTTGCGTTATTAACCTCGTTGTAATCCATCTGTTGATAGATTCTTTCTACGTCAAAGATACAACTTTGTGTGTCATTCCTAAAGGATTCCTCTACAGTAAATGGAAACTGACGTTTAAATTCAGATAAAGCCGTAGTATCGTTCTTTAAAGCCTCTCTCCTGTTCTGAATATAATCTTTAGCCCCAACGTCTACAAGCATCTCGTCAATACCCATAATTGGCTTCTTAGGAGTTTCTATAACAGAGTATCCATACTCATCTATAAAGCCCTCTAAGTTATCATAAGCAGGTATAAATAGTTTGTATAAACCGCTTTTAGTCCTGCCGTTAAGGTCTTTATCGTCAGTATTAGAGTCGTAGAATATATCCTTAAACTCCGCACCACCATCTTGCTGCTTATTCGCAGTAGAACCCATCATGCACTTACCAACAACCTTTCGACCTAAAAGTAGACAGGTCTGTGTAACCCCCCAGTTCTTCTTAATAGAATTTTGACCCGTCCACTTTCCAGCTTCATCATGGATTAGAAGCTTGAGCTTCATACCATCATAACTGTTGTCTGCGGTGTTTCTCCAATCTATTGTAGAGTTTAAAGCTTCAGACTCTTCGATATGCTTTTGATTCTTAGTAATCTTTTTAGCAGGCTCCCTAAAGGCTAACTCTACACGAGGGTTACTAGAACCATCTTGTATGGGCTGAAAAAAGAAAGGGTAGTTCCTGTATATACGAACCACCTTATCCGTAAACATTATCTTAGCATCAGCACCAGTCTTAGACAATAACCCGAAGTTACTATCGTAAGTCTGAGTAGCCTGATTTACAATCTCACTACTAGCCATGTACGAAAAACCACTACGCCTGTTCTTAAGGAAACACATCCCATAAGAGTTTTTATCTAGCTTACACGCTTCCCAAAAAATAAAGAACGTCCTATTAGCATCCCTGTAATCAGGGTATCCAACATCTATCTTACTCCACTGAATAAACATATAGTGAGAACCTGTAATATAGGTTGGTACTCCGTTGTTAAAAAACCAAAGCCCATCTCTTCTACGTCTAAACTCTTCTTCTATATAGTCCACATAATCTGTGGCGTTATCTCTACTTAAGCCTTTTGGCATTCCCTCCCTAGTCCACCTCTGCTTTCCTTTAGGAAGGTTGTGGTAGAGTATGTCCTTTTTTAACCTAGGCTTCTTAGGTAGTACGATCTTTAAGTTGTCAAACTCTAAAATCTCACCCTCACTGCCTTCGATTAAATATACTTTATCACTTTTTTGCATACCTCTCAGCAAAAGACCCTTTAAAGTCTTTCTTATCTTCTATAAGGGACTCGCCCTCTTTAATTCTATCCTCTAGATTCTTAATACCTAAAAGAATTTCTTGACAATCCTCGAAGCATTCTCTCTTAGCTTTTATCGCCTGTCTTCGCCTAGCATCGTCTTCCTCTACTAAAGGCTTACCAATCTCCTCTATTAAAAGATCAACAGCTCCTTTACTAGCCTCTATTAGCTTCTCTAAAGTTTCAAGAGCGTAGTTTTTATTATCATCCTTCATACTTGCAAAGAACATCAAAGTTACGCATACGAAGAAGTTTTCTTCCGTCTACATCCATGTCGTACTCAGAGTTCTCGCTCCACATTACTCTATCCCCTTCTTCTACTCCTTGTTCTCTCATCCACTCGTTAATAATAACGGCTTCACCATGCAAGTCTACTTCTTGAGCCTCTGACCCTAAAAATATACCAGAATCTGATTGATCTGGATCTTTAATCTCCTGCTTCATAAAGTTCCACACACCTATAGGAATATACTCGTCATTCCTTTTTACTAGGTATATCTGCTCCATATTAGCTTGATATATATTCTTTTTATCTGCGTGCTCAACAAGATTTACAGGTGTAGCTATAAAATGGTGAAACCATACTTTATCTCCCTCCTGTATGCCCGAATCTTTAGTGTCGTGAATCGGAGTCTTGTAAACTGTACCATACTGTCTCGCTAACTTCATAGGGTCGTAAGAAGTATCTCTATACAACTCTTTTCCGTTTAACATGATGGTATCTTCTGTTTCTTTTTCTACCTCTATCCAGTAGCTATCTTTAATTGGCCTCATGTATTTGTCTTTAAATTTACTTTACCTCGTACTCTTCTAAACTATCTGTGTTGTACTCTATTGCCGTAGGTTGAGAGAAAAACCTCTTCCAGGGTCTAGAGAACTCTTCAGTCTCTTTTTTTACGTATACGTCGTACACTACTTGTTGATGTTTGTACCACGCTGCCTCATCTTGAATGATGGCTGTAACTCTAAGGGAACCTCCTAGCATTCTTTGGCCTACCTGATAGGTAAGCCCTTGCTTTAAGTCCCCTATAGTTATCTTTCTAATAATAGGGTTAATTGCTTCCATTTAGTTTAATTTAATTATGCTAACGTTCTTGATATTTTTATAAAGTGACAATAAAGAAATCTAGTTCCAGCCGATAAACTTTGCGAACCTACAACTGGTATTAAAGACGCATTAGAAGTAGTAGCTAAAGACTTAGAAGTCGTTATTGGTTGTGTTACTCCACCTGCAGTTGTAGTTGTAGGAGTGTGAGTTAAACCGTACTGAACACCGTTTACAAAAACACTAATTTTTTCGTTGTCATCAAAAACTATTCTTAATCTATATACAGTACTAACAGCAACTGCGATACCTAAATCTGTTACGTAATCAACGCCAGCAACACTATACACGAAGTGAAGGTTCCCATTTGTCGTTAAAGCTCCTAAATCATCATCTGTAGCGTATAAAAAATAAGCCTGATCAACGTCAGTAGCGTAAGTACCAGTATTTGATAGCTTCATACCAGCCCAAATAGCTTGGTTAGCAATGTCACTATGAGTTGATATTGCTATGTTAAGTTCTGTTTCAAACTCAGGGCTAAAACGAACGTTTCTCCAAGGCGTAACATTTAACAGATCAGTGCCATTTCCTTGGGAAGAAACCTTAGGATGAAGTATGACTTGATCGTTATCAGAACCACTAGTTAAAACTCTTAAACCTGGTTGAGAACCAGCGTAAGTAATAAAGTTTTCAGCAGCGTTTGTACCATCTAAAGACCAGTGAAAGTTTGCCTGTATATGAGGGTCTACCACAACTTCTATCTCAAAAGTTTGAGACGCAATATCTACTGCGTTTGTAGCTACTCTAATTTTACACGAACCATTATCGACATCATGAACCATGACGTTTACCATAGCATTATCTGCAATCGCACCACTACTATTTATAATGTAAGCTAAAACATGAGAGTTAGGATGTATCATTGTATTATTAAACGTAAACTCTTGAGAGTCTGACGCAGCCAAATCGTTAGCGTAAGTAGTAATTCTAGTCATTTTAGTTGAACTAGATACAGCTTCCGTAGCACTAGTTCCTTGAGTTACCTCTGCTTGTTGAACATCTTTGTAGGGAAGACTATGAAAGTACTCGTCAAGAAAATATCTATCTTCTGATTGAGATAACACACCTCCAATAGTTAAGTTTCCTGACTTATCAAGGTTCATAGACTGAGACCCATCAACAGTAAAATTCATTGCGTCGTTAGAGTGATCATAAGATATACCACCTACATCGTTATCGTTAGCATCACCAAAATATATATGACCAAAACTAGAAGCTCCAGAAAGTATAGAAAGACCTGCGTCTCCAGAGTTTTCTAAAGTTAACTGGTTAGCAAAAGAACTAGCCGTTACAGCCCCTGCACTTACAGATAATACGTGAAGTAAACCGTCTGGAGTTATACCATCAGTACCAACACCTAATTGCTGAAACTCAGCTTTGTTAGTAGAAAGCTTCATGGCCGTAGGCGTTCCATTACCTGTACTAACCTGCTTTAAAGTACCATCAGTTATTTCATTATCAGACTGAATTAACTTCTGATATGTCCTTGATATTGTTTTACCTTTTAATGAGCTCATTGTTTACTTCTTTTTTATTTTCTCGATAGACCTACCTGCAAAGTAAGCCCCGTATACTGTTATTAATAAGGTTTGATATATTGGAACGTACGTTTCTTGAATAACAAATCCTCCTACGTTACCGTCAAACATTGACAAAACTACGAAAATTACAGTTAAAAATATACAGATAAGAGGTCTAATGTTCTTAGAAAGCCAGTTGTCAGACTTCATATCAGCCTCCCAGCGTCTAGTAACTTGCTGTTGAGCTTGACTTTCTGCTTTCAATAAAACCTCTTCTATCTTCTGTTGTGCAGCAAGCTTTTCTTCTTTAGTTGTTGTTAGCTTATCTAAAACATCACCAACCTGCTTTACCACACCTCCACCTAATATGTCTAGTAACTTACTCATTACACTTCAGCGTATTTATATCTAGTATCTCCGTCTTCGTCTTTGTAAGCCTCAAGGACTTGCTTTCTATTTTTAAACTCACTAAAAGATATATGTATCCAAGAGTAATCAAACTCGTTAATCATTTGATCGAAGTCTATACCACTAGATAGTATCCAGTCGTAAATCTTCTTATTATTCATTTCTCCTCCTTCCCAAAACTGCAGATCCAATGCTTGACCTTTACAATGCTGGCTTTTGTTACTACCACCAATGGCACGATTGAGTTCAGGGCTACGATAACCAGAGCTAATGCGAATAGGACCGATAGCATCTCGCAAAGGCTGCACGATTTTTCTAATAAGAGCCTGAATGTTGTTAAGATGTTCTTTATTCGGTGCATTGTCTATACCTATTCTTTTAGCAGTACTACTGCGAGTTACTTCTGATAGAGAAAAGTTATTACTTAGCTTCATTTTAGTTTAATTAAAGTTCGTTTATTGCTGATTGTACTTGATTTTTTGTTGCTGTTACTTTAAGCATTATGTTAGGAGCAAACCTAAACTCCTCCTCACCGTTTTTAAATATTATAATGGTAGGTGCTGAGGTTATTTTATATCTTTCTAGTAAGGATGCGTCCCTTTTTATTATATGTCTGTAAGCTCTACAGTTTGTTAGCTCGTGCATAAATAGTATTTCGTTGCCTCTATTCCATCCTGCCCAAAACTCTACCGCAACAACCCCCCTTCTTATTTCCCAGTCAAAGTTCTCAACCCCTATAGAGGATTGACCCTTTAGGTTTAACGGGATTAAAAACAATACTAAGAGAAGGCTTTTATTCATATAACTTCTCTTTAATAAGTTTAATATCATCTTTAATTTCTTGAACGTCTTCTTGAGTAGACATAATAGTCTGCCTAATAAGTTGATCCTTCATGTCGAACTCCATCCTTGTAATTACAGGATCTAAAGGTTTAGGTAACTCCTTAGCTTCAGCTATATCGTTTTGAAGCGTAAACCACATTCCTATTATGATAGATAAGCCTACTGCTATTACACTTAAGCTTTTAATATCAAAACTTATACTTGTATTCTCATTAATCTTTATTCCCATTATTGCATTGTTTTTCTTAGCATTTCCATCGTCGCCTTGCTTGGCGTATCCTTGAGTTAGGATCGTTCTGAGTCTTCTGACTACTTCTTTTTAACTGACCTAAAGATCTAGCACAGTAGGATTTTCTCCTTCCTGCTCTTTTTCCTGTAGGTTTATCTTCTGTTACGGCTGTTTTAAGTTTACTACCAGGATTTGCACGCCTGTAAGCAGCGACTCCTTTATTAGTCATACCAGCTCCAGACTTTGTAGATCTGTAATTAGCACCTTTACCTGTTGTTGTTTTTCGTATCGCTTTAGCCATTACTTTTTACTTTTGCGTATTGCTTTTGTTTTCCCTCCCATGCCTACAGCTTTTTTCTGAGCTACTACTGCAGACTTTCTAGGTCCAACGCCTTTCCACGTTACAGGAGTTTTAGAGGAAACTTTTTTAGTAGGTCTACACTTTTTAATAGCCTTATTCTTAGAAGAGCCACAAACGTTTCCTTTCTCGTCTTTCCACTTTTCCTTAAACCATCGTTTAAGATTTAGTCCTGCTTGTGTCTTTCTAACTGCCACTACTATCCTTTTTTCTTTCTACACTTAGCTATAGCTCCAGAAGCGTAAGCACTAGGGAATACTTTGTAACTTGCCTTTACCTTGTGGTAGCAAGCATCCTTTATAGACCCACCTTTTTTCATGGTCTTCACTTTCTTGCCTTTCTTCTTTCGCTTTACAGCTTTACAAGTACAACCTTTATGCATTATTTTCCAACTTGTTTCATTGCTATTTTGTGAGCTTGAGTAAAGGTTTTACCAGATAGCATTGCTTTTTTCATAGAAGCCATGTGTTTATTAGTATGATGAACTGAATGTTTCTTCATAACTTCTTTTTGCCTGTCTGTTAAACCCTTTGTCTTTTTAACTGCTTTAGCCATATCTTATTTCTTTGAAAATTTTTCTACCCCAGAAATACCAAACGAGCCCAACACAACCCAAACGAAGGAGTCGTATACGTGCTCGTTTATCATAAAGTCTTTACCAAACCACACCGCCGTTAGGTCAGCTATCATTATAAGGCACATGATAGCAAAAGCTACAAAGCCTACAATAGCCTTCTCATTCCAGTCGTTATCGTCTTTAAAGATATTCATTATCTTAGTGCTTAGGTGCTAGATATGCTATAACAGATCCACCAGCTAAAGTAAATCCTGTATACCTTCCGTATACGGTAACTGCTGCTGGAAACGAGTCATTATCTGCAATTACTAAACCACCAGACCCTTGGTCTGCAGTTTCTGACCCTGTGCTTTCATTGTGTGCAGCACCATCTCCTGTAGCGAACATTGTATTTGCAGCAGAGTCTTCTACTGTTAGTTCTGTAAATGTAGCCGCAGATAAAACAGTAATAGCACAGATAATGTAATTTGTAGGAGCCGCAACAGCACCTGTTCCGTCTGTAAATATAGATCCAAACTGACCAAGTTGAGCCATTTCGTATTTTGTTCCTGATAAAGCCATAATATTATTGTATTTTTTAAAAAATTGTTATATGCAAATGTAGCAATAATTTTTTAATTACCATAAAAATGTTACCTTTGTAATAATTTAATCCAAGAAAATGAGAAATTACCTTAAATATGTGGGAGATACTATATACTCCTTCAAAAGGAAATATAATCTCTCAGATAACCAACTTATGTTCTTGTTGTTTATAAATGACGAAAACGGCTCGTTTACAAAAAGATACGTAAGGGAGAGTATGTTTGTCAGTAAAGACTTTAACGATACTAAGTTTCCTGAGATGGTAAAAAGAGATTACGTGTTTTGCTTTGAAAAAAGGGCCTGGAACTCTCATAAGCCCAATAAATACAGGGTTACTAGCAAGGCTAGAAGATTGGTAAATAAATTTTATAATGTCCTTGAAGGGACCGAAGAAATATAATATGGCAAGTCCAATAAGAATGAGGAAAAGAGCTGCTAGACGACAAGCTCGAAAGTATCGAAAGATGTCTAGTGAAGAAAGGCTACAAAGAGTTGAAGCTGCTAAAGCCCGAAGGGCTCAAAATCAAAAATCTACCTCTGGTACTTCTTATAAGGTATCTACCCCTGTAGATAAGGCTGCTAAGGTAAAAGCAGTTAAAGCTGACATTAAGAAGAAAAAATCTATATCTAAACAAAACGAAATAACAATAGCTAATAGGAAAGCTGCAGCAGCAGCCAAGCCTGGCGAAACTTATATTAGAACAATGAAAGACGGTACAAAGAAAACGGTTAGAGCTGTAAAGAAGGCTGAAAAAGGATCTTCCCTTAAAGCAGTTCCAAAAGATAACAAAGGTTTATCTAAACTTCCTACAGGAGTAAGGAATAAAATGGGTTACGCTCAGGATGGCGGCAAGCTAGGTGGTAAGCCTAAACGATACACCGAAAATGGTGTTACTTACGTGTGGGATGAAGAGAGACAAACATACCTAGGAGACATGGGTGGTAACGTTGCTAAAGGTGGTCTTTCATCTGACTTCGGTACTGCTTTTAAAGCTGCGAAGCGTTTCGGTAAAGACGAGTTTACTTGGCAAGGTAAAAAGTACAGCACTAAAATGAAAGAAGATAAGGTAAAGACCGTAAAGAAGAAAAAGTAATATAAATGAAATCATCCCTAATTAATAGCATAGGTGAGGTAGTCACTGATTACGGAGCTAGGGTAATGAAGGTGTTTAAGAAAGGGCTACTAGGACGTAGCCTTTTTGATTTTTATGGAGACATAAAAGCAGACGCACTTAGAACCAACGAAAGCTCTGCTGCCCCAGGAACCCCTGCGGATGGTAAGGGTGGTGTTATATATACTAAGTCTGCCGACGGAAAGCTGTACTACAAAAGTAACGAGGTTTCAGAAATAGAGCTTAGTGCTAATGGTGGTCATACCGACGAAGACATTCAAGACTTAGTAGGTGCTATGGTAACAAGCAATACAGAGTCTGGCATTACAGTTGCTTATCAAGACGGTGATGGAACTTTAGATTTTACGGTAGGAACCCTTAATCAAGATACCACTGGAAACGCAGCTACAGCTACAGCATTAGAAACTGCTAGAGCAATTAATGGAGTTGATTTTAATGGTACTGCACCTATAACAGTAACAGCAGCAGGGTCTACTCTTTCTGATACAGTACCTTTGTCTAAGGGTGGTACTGGAGCAACAACAGCTTCAGCAGCAAGATCAGCTCTTGGAGTTGACGCAGCAGGTACTGACAACTCTACCAACGTAACTCTAGCTGGAACTCCAGACTACATAACTATATCGGGACAAGAGATTACTCGAAACGCTATTGATTTAGCAGCAGACATTACAGGAACCCTGCCTGTGGGTAATGGGGGTACTGGAGTTGTTTCTTTAACAGCAGACTGTGTTTTAACAGGTAACGGAACTAATGGTATTGTTGCTGAAGGTGGACTTACTTTTACTAGTTCACTTTCGGATACATCTACACTAGTTATTGGTCTTCCCAACACTGAAGCCGCTGAAGTATCTAAAGCACCTAGTTCTGGTTCAAATCTTGTTGGAGGAAATTTAATTTTAACAGCAGGAGCTGCAACAGGTAACGCTGCTGGAGGGTCTATAGAGTTTCATTCAAGCGTTGCAGGATCGTCGGGAAGTACAGTTCAGTCTACAGCCGAAGTAGCTACAATAGATAAAGATGGTAACTTATCTATAGATGGGGATCTTACAGTAAAAGGTAACGACATCAAAGATGATGACGGTACAGTTTGTATAACTTTTGACAGCTCAGGCAATACAACAGTAGCTAATACATTAAACGCTAGTGTAACAGGAAACGTAACTGGTAATACTTCAGGGTCATCAGGTTCTTGTACGGGTAATGCTGCAACTGCTACTGCTTTAACTGCAGGAAATAAAACTATAGATGGTAATTTAACTATAGGTGCAAATGAGGCAGGTCATGACCTTAAACTTTATGGAGATACTAATAGTCAAACTTTGGTGTGGGATGCTTCTG